CGCTGCTTTTTTGCGTGACTTCCTGAATGCGAGCCTGTTCGAGCAGAACGAGGCTTCAGATTGGAGTGACGAGCAGGTTCGGAACGCTGTTGAGGACTTCCTGAACAATAACCCGGGAGATGAAGGGCGGATACCGTCTGCGCTCGGCATTCCGGCGTCTCGTTTGAATGATCTCGGTCTGGCAGGATACAAGCAAGGCACTCCGAATCTTGGATTCATGGACTTCGGCGCCGGAACGCCGACTGTGCTTCACGGGCGCGAAGCCGTCGTGCCGGTAGACAAGGCGCAAGAGTTCGCGGCGAAGGTCGCAGGCGGGATCGGCCACGGCGAACACGGTGAGGAAGGGAACCATACCCTCGCGACACTGACGCGCATTGAGGCGAGCTTACGGCGGCAGCCTCGTGCGCTGGCGCTCGCGATGAAGGAGGCGAAAGCCTTAGGTGGCCGGTGATGGGCGCTACGGGAAGCCTAAAGTTCGAGGTCGAGCTCACGACCGGCGTGTGGACGGACATCACCGCTGACACTGACGCTGCTTCAGGGCTCTCGTTTGGCTACGGCATCAACGGGAACAAGCCGCTGGACTCTATCGCAGGAGTCGGCACCTTAGAATTCGCGCTCAATAACTGGCAGACGGCTGCCGGTCGCCCTGAAGGCTACTACTCGCCGAATCACGCCTCCGTCCGTTCCGGATGGACATTCGGTAAAGTCTTCCGCTTGGTGGCCGCCACGGGCAGCACAGCGGCCGTGACGAGCATTACAGAGTCGGCAGGGACGGCGACTGTGACAACGGCGGCTCCTCATGGTCGCTCGACTGGCGACTACGTGACGATCGCGGACGCGGTGGAGACGGATTACAACGGGACGTTCCAGATCACCGTCACGGGCGCATCGACCTTCACGTATGTCGTGGCGAATTCTCCCTCATCTCCGGCGACCGGAACGATCACCGTCATTCGGTCGGCGCTGAAGTTCTACGGGAAAATTGACACTATTTTGCCGATAGCCGGGCAGTCCAAAGAAAAGCGTGTGTTGGTTACGGTGAATGACACGATCGCGGATGTCCTCGAAGCAGACGTTCGCGAGCTTGACTTGCAGATTAACAAAACAGAGGCGGAGTGCCTCACCGCTATATTGGATTCGCTGCCGTCATCGGCGCAGCCACCGGCGCGTGATTTCGATACTGGCGTTGATACTTTCCCGTGGGCGTTTGATGATTTGGGCTCCGGGGTGAAAGGGCTGGCTCTAGTCAAGGATGCCGTGCAGAGTGCGCTGGGGATGTATTTCGCGAAGGGCGACGGGACGCATGCGTATCGTAGTCGGACGTCACGGGCGACCGGTTCTAGCGTCTTCACCTTCGCCGATTCTATGCACGGGTTGAACGTCCCTTCAGGGCTCGACGGAGTATTTAATCGTGTCGGTGTGACCGTCAACAAGAAAGTGGTGTCGGCGAATCCAGACGAAGAACTATACACCCTCCCGACGGGAGCGTTCATTGAGGTTACGGACGGCGGGACCGTGAAGCTTTTCACAGACTATACGGACCCGAATGATAGGCAGACCTCCATCGGCGGCAGCGAGGTTGTCACGACGCTGGTCGCGGGGACTCACTTTCAGGCGTTCGCGAATTCTGATGGAACAGGCTCGGACTTGTCGGCGTCGATGACTCCAACGCTTGCGGACTTTGGCTCGTCTGCTAAGTGGACGTTCGTCAATGCAGCCGGGCAGACGGCTTATGTCACCTTGCAGAAGGTGATCGGGAAGGCCGTTCGGAACCCCGGTCCTCAGCGAGCGGAGTCTTATGTGGCAAAGGGTTACGGTGACCGCCCGTTGGAAATCAACCTCCGGTATCAAGACGATCTGGAGATCGGGCAGAGCGCCGCAACTTACACCCGGTCGCAGAATGACTCACTGAGTCACCAAATGGAATCGCTGATGTTCATCGCGAACGACTCACAGGCATTCATGGGCGAAGCGGTGTATCGGGAGATCGGCGACCGTATCACAGTCACAGAGCAGGTCACAGGGCTGGCGCTGGTAGATGCCATCATTCAGCGTGTAGAATGGAAGGTGAGCGCAGGCCCGTGGATTGAGTGCACCTTCGGGCTCGCACCGGCTTCGACGCTGGCGTTCTGGCTGTGGGGGGTTGTCGGTCAGTCGGAGTGGGGCGAAACGACGTATTACGGATTCTAATATGGCTGAGTTCACGCATATCATCGGGCCGCGACAGGTGCACAACGTCACGACGGCGCAGGTCTACCTCCTCGCGCAACTGCGGCAGATCCGTGCGACGGTGCAGCGCGGTTTGCAGCCGGAGGGAACCGTTCCTCACGTAGTCACACCGGCGCCGAAACCTTACATCGGGCATCGAGGATGGATGCTGATCTGTTCGTGCAATGGCGGTGTCTCTGTCAGCGTTGAGTGGGATCTGGCGTGTTGCTTCGAGTGCGGGGCGTTGTATGCCGGGCTTGAGTTCCCTGCGAATCGGGAGGAGATTGAAGCGCTTCTCTTGCAGAGGCCGGAAAGGTTCCGTTTGTGGAATCCGCCTGCCGCTGTTAAGAACAGCCCGGAGCCTGAAACTGTCTCGTCTCTGGTGGTCGAAAACCTGAAATATGGGTGGCCTGTCCCTGCCGCGATCGTTGAAGAGGTTGCTTCGTAATGGCTTATTCTGCGCCTCTCGCTGTCATCACTGGTGACCTCGCGACGGCGGCGCAATACAACACCTACACGAAGGACAGTATTATCGCGATGTACGCAGGGGCGATCTCCGTGACCTCGCAGGCGACGAACGATGTGATCGTGGCTACTAGTTCCACGCAGCTTGGTCGAACGCCGAACATCAGCGTGGCGCAAGGCGGCACGGGTGTCGCAGCACTCACCGCAAATTCACTCCTGCTAGGCGCGGGGACATCGGATGTCACGTTTGCGGCTCCGGGCAGTAATGGCAATGTCCTCACATCGAATGGCACGGTATGGGCGAGTGCGGCGGCGGCAGTAGGTGGCAAGGTGCTGCAGGTTGTGTCGGCGGTGTACGGAACTGCGGCAAGCTCGTCGTCGGCTACGGCTGTGGATACGGGATTAACCGCGACGATTACGCCCGCGTCTACGTCCAATAAAGTACTGGTGATCATCTGCCAAGCAGGTGTCGGGAAGGACACAGGCAACGCGTATCTTGATCTGCGCGCCTATCGCGGTGCGACCGAGATCAATAAGATGGGCGTCACCGTGGGATACACCGGCTCTTCAATCGCGCTTCGGATGGCGAGCGTATCCTGCGTCGTGTTGGATTCGCCGTCTAGTACGAGTGCCGTCACATACAAAACGAAGTTCGCCTCGGCTCCAGGGGTCGCACAGGTGTTCATTCAGAAGTCAGGCGAGGAAAGCACGATCGCGCTGATAGAGATCGCGGGGTAATTGAGTCATGAGTCTGATACACGCTATATGCGAACAGTGGCCGGGTGCTCAATGCGTCACACGAGGTGATGGTAGCTTCGAAGTGCTCGAACGGTGGGATGGGCCGATGCCGCAGCCGACAGACACCGAGATCACCCAAGCGGTTTCTGATTATGTATTGATCGAACAGCTTGCGAAGCTACGAGTCGAGCGCAATGGACTACTCGCAGCATCCGATTGGACAGACCTGCCGAATGCCCAGTTGTCCGCAGAGCAGAAAAACGCATGGCAAACGTATCGACAAGAACTACGTGATCTCCCGGAGAACACTGTTGATCCAGAAAATCCCGTCTGGCCCATCGCCCCGGCAGACTGATGGCTGTGGCCGTAACGAAGGAAGACCTCACAGCCTTCGGGGTTCAGCTTACGGCGCTGAATGCCTCGCAGCACGAGCAACTCTCGGCGTCAGTCGCGGAGATCAAGACATCGGTGCTCGCCATCGCGACCGCTGCGGAGGTTCGGACGGTCAGGACGCACGATCGCATCGATGCGCTTGACCTCAGGATCAACGGGCGTCTGGTGAAGGCGGTAGACGGCGTGAACGACCATGAGGTTCGCGTCACGGTCTTGGAGAAGCGCCCAAAAGCACTCTCGCGCCGGGAGTTCTGGTCTGGTGTGTCGGTCCTTGGAACAGCAGGAGGAGTCATCCTATGGGTGGTGCTAGTAGCGCAGGCTGCGAAAGAGGCAGGGCTGTCACCGTGACGATGTTCACGGATGCCCTGCGCTTCGTCGGGCAGGTCATGGAGATCAAGGGGTCTGAACATCAGCCGTTCATCCAATGGTGCTTCTCGCTCTGTGGCTACGGCCCTGAGACGCCGGACGAGACGCCATGGTGTTCTGCCTTTGTCAACGAGCTTGCGTGGCGCCTACGGCTTCCTCGCTCGAAATCAGCAGCGGCGCGGTCGTGGCTCAACGTCGGGCGCCCGATTTCGTTGAGCGAGGCGAGGGCGGAGAACGATGTGGTGGTCTTCAAGCGCGGCGGCGCCGGGCAGCCCGGGCCGGAAGTCACGAAAGGTGCGCCGGGGCATGTCGCGGTCTTCGCTGGCTTTGAGGCGCCGTGGGAGAACGTGCAGGTCATCGGCGGCAATCAGGCGGATGGTGTCACGGTCGCATCCTTCCCGGTCGATCGGGTGCTTGGCGTTCGGAGGCTGGACTGATGGGCCTACGAGACGCGGTAAACAAGTTCAAGGCGTGGCGGGAATACGGGCGCCTGAAAAAGCTGTGGGAGGGCTACAGGATGAACAAGGGACACGAGCCGGTTATGCTCGCATCGGTCGTTCGGTCGGCTGCGGTGATCGCGGCGCTCTTGGGCTACGCTGAAATCAGCGAGGAGCAGGTGGAGTCAATCGTTGTCGTGGGCGGCGCGGCGATCGTTGGCTTCGACATACTCAGTTCATGGCTCACCCGGCGGAAGACTGTCTCGGTGAAGAAACTTGAAGAGGAAGGCAAGGTGGTATCGTGAATCGCCTCCGGTCGTTCTTCGGGTTCCTCGGTCGTCTGATGATGCGCGGGTTCAAGCTCGCGCAGAAGCGCGGCCTGTCTGACTTCGCGTTGGAAACGGCGCTCCAGCTTGCCCGTGCCGCGCAGTCCACATCGCAGGATGGCCGAACAAAGCATGATTGGGTGCTGGGTCAGCTTACGCAGCGTGGCCTGTCGGAGAATATCGCCCGGGGCGCGATTTTCCTCGCCGTTGAGATAATCAAGGGCGACCGAAAATAGTTCTTGACATGTCTGTTAATTGATATTATCATTCAGGGCATGGACAAGATAAAGACGACGTGCGGTAAAGGCGGCTGCTACCTCAAGCCTGAGATTTGGTCATGCTCCGGCTGTAACACACTGATTTTGCGCGAGGAGGCAAGGCACACGGTTCCGGATGGTAGCTATAGTCGGAGCTATCATTGCCGCTGTTTCGATGTCGCTGATGCTGATGCAGGATTGAGCATTGACGAACCGGAAGTCTGCGACGTTTGCGATCGGGCTATCACAGAGCATTCAAACGATTGCCCTGAGAGCGACGAAAACCGAAAATAGCCCTTGACATCGGCGCAAGATTTGGTAATATCAATCTTGCAAGCGCGGCTCCGGCTGTCAGATACGGGCTCTGGCCGGAGTCGCGCAAACTAGGAGATTGAGACGATGACGACACTAAACAAAGTGGCCGAAGCGCTCAAATCGCTGTCTGACGCCACGGACCCTGCCGAGATTTTCTTCTGTATTCACTACACCACAAAGCGAGTGGCGAAGGAAGCCGGGGTGAGCGAGGCTTCGGCCCGATACCATCTGAGCAAATTGGTTCGCTGCCGGGGCTTTTACCGGAAGCGCTTTTCTGGCGGTGCCTTCGGCTATCGCTGCGAGGTGGAGCGATGAGTAACGCAGAGTGCGCTGGCATGGTCATCGAGTATGTGCACGAAGGTCGGACACCGGCGAATCAGCGTGTCTTAGCGAGGCTGGCGCAGGCATCGCGGCAACTGCGGGACGCTGGCGTGGATGTCCTTGATCCGGTGGCGCTGTCACTGATCGCGATGGCCGGGGAATGACGCTGCTGGATGTAGAGGCGGTGCTAGCTCGGCTCCGGCGCGGAGAAGTCTCGGTGGCCGACGCTCGGCGAGCGGTCGCGGGGTGGCTCCGATGAGGAGTAAACCGCAGAGAAGACATCATTCGATGAAGATCGGTGGTCAGCGCAAGTCGAAATACGCTGACGACACAACGATCAGGATGGACTGCTTCGGCGGCTACGATGAGCACTCTGTCACCGAAGCGCTGCCTCGATTCGTTCCCTTCTCCGGAATGGACTCCCTTAACGGTCAGACCGGCCCTCACCTCTCACGATTCCTGCTGTTGCAAATAGTCGAAAATAACTCTTGACATCCCACCAGATTGATATTATCATTCGGACATGGCAAAGACACAGACGATGACGGCGGCGAGGATGGGCAAGCTGATCGCGGCGACTTCTGACCGGCTGCCGACAATTTCCGAGTGGCTGCGGCGGATGGAAGCGATCGGCAACGAGTATCTGAACGAAGCTATCGAGGGGATCTGGTGCGGACGATCGGGCGAGGTCCGGCTGAGTCTTCCGGACCCGCTGAAGCCTGCCACGATGTCGGCTTTTCTCTGCATGGGTTGGCACGAAGGCAAGGTCGAATTCTGCTACCTCACGTCGTATCGCGTCACCGGGGGTGGAATCCGATGACACTCGATGAAGCGTGCAAGATCGTCCTGCCGGAGCTTCGGGCGGTCACGATCGACGCTTGGGGGCCGGATGACTTCGAGGACGATCCGGAACTGAAAACGATAGTTGACGACGTTGGAGCAGGCGTGTTTTCTCCGCCGGTCGTCGCAGAGTTGCTTGACAGGTCAAACGCAGATTGGGTGCGCGGCAGGATGAAGACAGCGGTATTCACTGTCCTTGCCGGGCATGGCGCGTTGGAGGAATTTGACGACGAGGCGGTTTGGTCGCGTCGGCCTATCACACGGATGATCAACGGCACACGCTACATCATAGGTTAGGAGATTCAACGATGACTGACGCAGCCACACGCGGCATACTGACCGGCAATCTGTGGGCGCTCCCGTCCACGGTCGCATTCCAAACATTCGAGGAGCTACAGGTGGGCGACTTGTTCAAGGAATACGGCGGCACCGGTGAGGTCTTCAAAAAGGTGAGCGACGGCGAGGCGTGGGGCGACGATGGCACCAGTATCCACTTCGCACTTGCGGCGACGGTCATCCCGGGATGACGAAATACACGCTGCTGTATCGCCCACCCTGCTTCTCTAGCCTCCCTCGCGCCGGTTGGACGCTGCTCGAACGTCCGCAGGGGCCGGGCTTCGAGCTTCGCCCGGACCTCCCGGTGAGCGCTCACCGGTTCGGCGTCATGACATTCGACCGTGAGCTAACGGCGGAGGAAGTCGAGTCGTTCGAACTCCAGCGGGTGCCTTGAAAATAGTTGAAATAATCCTTGACTCGCACCGGGATTGATATTATCATTCTAGGCATGGAGATGACGACGACGCCAACCAAAATCCAAGGAGTATCCGATATGACTGTTCGATTTGATTCGCTCGCCATCGATGCGAAATTCGCCGGGGTCAATGGCCCACGGACGGTGCGCTACATCAAGACCGGGCCGGGGCATGCCGTCGCGGCGGCTGGCGGCGTTGGTCAGGCGGTATTTCAGCCGCACGAGCTTGTCGAGCCTGAGCACACATGGTCGATGCCATCCACGGTCACACATCAGCGGTTCGAGGTCTTGCTGGTCGGCGATGTCTTCGCGATGCTGGCGCATCCCACCGTTCGGCTGACGAAGACCGGCTCACATACGGCGGCTGACTCCGACGAACGTGAGATGTCGATCGGGCCGTTGGGGAAGGTCGTCCCGGCATAGCATCCCACTCCCGGCGCGGGGTATTCTCGCGCCGGGAAAATAATCCTTGACTCTCACCGGGATTGATATTATCATCATGGAGATGGAGACGACGACGACGGCCACAGCGAATCAGGGAGACACGCCAATGACCATCCAAGTTCGATTCGACTCGCTCGCTATCCACACCGGCTTCATGGCAATCAACGGCCCACGGGAAGTGCAATACATCAAGGTCGGCGGTCGGCATGCCACGCCGGTCGGCGGCGTCGGAGTCGCGGCATTCATGGGCGGCGAGATGGTCACACCGGAAGCGCCCGGCGTCGTCGGCTCGGCCACGAGCCCGGTCAATCTGGCTAAAGCGCTCGTATCGCAGACCGGCACGGAGACTTGCTCGGCCTGCCTTCACACTATCGTCGCCGGGCTCCCGATGACGCAGAGCGGCAGCGGCGACTATTACCACATGACGGCTGACGACTGCGGGGCGGCTCGATGACACGGGAATTTCCCTCGAAGTCATCGAGCGCAATCCACACGATGACCTTCACGGCGGCAGGCGCGATTGACTGGTGCACTTGCCCGGCATGGCGGAATCAGAAGCCGAACAAGCCTCGCGACTGCCCACACGCCCGTCTCGTGCGAGCGGAGGGGCAGACGGGCCAGACATCGCCGGAGCCGGTGAAAGCCTCACAGGAGGCGAGCAGCGCAGCCGACGAGCCGGTTCGCGGCCTGCCTCCGGCGCCAATGCTCGCGTCTGCGATGACGACGCGGGTAGAGGGCGCCGAGTTTGACGCCACGTTCGCTCACGGCTGGACGATGGAGCAGAAGATGGACGGCCACCGGATTACGGTCGTCATCGAGGGCGCGGATGTGTGGGCCTACGCTCGTCCACGGGGCGACAAGCCACCGACATCGGTGCAGATGCCCGGCATGATGATCGAAGCGCTTCAGGCGCTCGGCACTGGCGTCTACGACGGCGAGTTCGTCACGCCGGGCGGAATTTCGAGCGACGTATCGCGGGTGCTGGCGGCGATTCGGAACGGGCAGTCGGACGGCTCGGATCTGATGTTCATCGCTTGGGATGTCGTCTCACTCGATGGCGCCTCCGTCGCCTGCTCCTACGGCACACGGCGGCGTGAGATGCTGCTGGACCGGCTGCGCCGTCTCCCGGCAGGCCAGCGCAGCGTGTCCACGGTCGAGTCAGTCACGCCGACATGGGCCGCGATCGAGGAAATCTGGCGGCAGGGCGGTGAGGGCGCGATTCTGAAGCGTTCGGCGGCGACGTATCAGGCCGGGCGCCGGTCACCGGACTGGCTGAAGGTGAAAGAGGAAGGCGCGGCGGTCGGCAGAATCACCGGATTCAAGCCGGGATCGTTCGGGCCACACTCGGTCACTTGCCTCACGCTGGAGAGCGGTATCGAGACGACGGTGAAGACGAAGAACAAGGCCACGCTGGCTGACATCGCGAAGGACGAAACGCGCTACATCGGCGCACGGCTGGTGATCTCCCACAAAGGACTGTTGAAGGGCGGCAAGCCGCGACACCCTGTTTTTGATCATCTAGCAGGAGAGGGGGAGTAATTGAGCGGACACCATCGGATACTGAGGCTGAGCATAGGAGGCGAACGATGACTAGGACGGTAGAACAACGGCGGCAGCATGTCGCGGGTGTGATGATGGCGGCGATCATGGCCGGGACCGCTGCCGGAGTCGCGATCGGTGGGCTGATCGTATGGGCGCTCGGCCATGGATAACGGCAGGGTGAGGATCGGCGACTGGTGTCCGATCTGCTTCGGCCCGTGCAGAGGCCGTGGAAACGCGCCTGATGGGTGGGCATGGCTCGGCTTGGCGCTGGTCGTTATTGTGGCTGTCACCGCTGCCCTGGTCTTCCTGCCGGGCCTGCTGTGAAATTGACGCCGGAGCACTTCAAGCTAAAGGCGCCATGCGTGTCCTGTCCGTTCATGCGGGGCGGTGTGAAGCACGGGCCGGAGTCGGCATTCGGGTATGCCGCTCATCTCACGTTCGGCAACCGGATTCGCGGTGCTCACGCGGTCGCGAGCTTCGGCTTCGATTTGATCGGGCGCCTTGTCCGGCTCGGCACACGATCGCGGCTCGGCCTTCCCACGCAGGTCTGGCGAGCAGAGGACGACGGAAAATGAAACCAATCGAAGTCATGTTCGCAGAGCAGGCGGAACGGCTGCGCCGGATGCCGATTCGCGCCACTCAGCCGCACCATTGCCACGACCGGAAGTGCGGACTGTGCAAGCGCCGGATCAGGAACGAGGATCAGCGGAAGTATCGGAAGCGGGTGGAGAATGGGTGAGGTCACTCCGGCGCAATTCGGGCTGTTGGGCTACATGCAGTCGCTCACCGTCATGCACTACGGTCGGAAGGCTGAGCGCCGGGCGCAGGGCTTCGCCTTCAGTTGCATCGAGGAGTATCTGTTACTGCGTGGCAGGCTGTGGAATCGCGAGGACTGGCGGAAGCCGTTCGGCTTCGCGATGATGACACCGAAACAGTGTTTCGATAACGCTTACTGGCTGGCATCGAGCCGTGTCGGACTGCGCTACGTGGAAGGCTACGCCACCAGCGTGATACCGATCCTGCATGCGTGGTGCGTAGACGGGAACGATCAGGTCATCGACCTGACATGGCGGGAGTTCTCGCACACCAACGAAGTGCCGAGTTACTTCGGCGCCGTCTTCCCACTGGCGACGGTGAAAGCCTGTCGCTCGGCGAGGAACTGTTCGGTCCTGCAAGATTGGGAAAACGGCTATCCGGTGCTCCGGGCGCAATGATGCCACGGTCTGGTGGCGTCTGAAGGGTTGAAAATAATCGAAAAGAACCCTTGACTCTCGCTATGGTTGATATTATCATTCTAGGTATGGCGATGACGACGACGGCAACCGAGATTCAGGGAGATACCATGATCCACGAAATGACGGCCAACACAATCCAGACACCCCGGACCTATTCGACTTTCGGCAATGCGAAGGCGAAGCTGATCAAGGCGATCGAAATCTCGGGTCACAAGCCTGATGCTGTCCGCTGGATGATCGGGGTGGCTGACGATGGTCGCTTCGCTCCGGTCGTCATCGGCGCCAACGACCGCGCCGGACAGAGCAACATGGACTTCATCCACATCGGCGTCACGGTGGTCGGATGACCGGGGGTTTGGGAACGCGGAGCGCTGCGGAGTTTGAGCGCACCTGCCGGGCGCAGGATGCGTTCGATCTGGCGCTCGGCGAGGACTATGGAAACTTCATGGAACGTCACATGGTCGTCACGGAGATGGCGTGGGATGGCGATGCGAAGGCGGAGGCCGAACTAGTGGAGATGGAGGCCCGACTGACCCGGGCAGAGCGCGTTCGCAGCAAGATCGAGGCGACACCGCTCAGGGGTGAGAGATGAACCGATACGCAGCGACGGGCCGTTCGGATCAAGAGGTGCAGCGAACCTTCTCCTCCAAGCGCGAGGCGAACGACTACGCGAGCCGTGTGAGATTTCAAGGTGGCCGGGTGCTGATTCACGACTTGCAGACCGGGGTGATTATCCGCGACACCGGGAAGCCGCACGGGCAGGTATGGGCCTTCCCGTCTCGGAAGGGTGAGCCGTCACCTTTACCGAAAATAGTTCTTGACTCTCACCTGGTTTGATATTATCATTCTGGACATGGCGAATGCGACGACACTGACGGAGCGCACAGAGGTCGCGGGAATCCAAGTCGAAGTGAGAGAGATGGATTTCCTGCTCGCGATGTTCAAGCGACTCGGCGGGACCGCTGACGGCGCAACGGACAAAAGCATCGACCTGCACTTTCCGACTGAGCGAGCAGCCAACGAGTTCAAGGCTGCCGCTGTCACACGCGGCGCAATTTTTGATTAGGAGGACCGATGACGACGAAAACGACCACGGTGAGCGGCATGGTGAAGGCATTCAAGGCGGCACGGCGCTGCTCTTGCCCGATCGTCGCGATCGAGACTCCGGACCCGGCAGCCACGATCGATGAGATTGTGGCCGTCGTCAAGGGCGCGGCGGTCGCGCAATGGGATCTGGTGCGAGGGCTGCGCGGTGTCAACAAGGCGGCACAGTCGGCGCTTGTAGATGTCAACCCGGATGCGACGGTGAGCCCGGTGGAGGCGCTGGCGGCGCTGGCTGGCAAGGCGCCGGAGGATAGCGTCACCTTCATGATGAACGCGCACCATCATCTTGCGGACCCGGGGGTGGCGCAGGCGGTGTGGAACCTCCGCGATGAGTTCAAGGGCAACGGGCGGATGCTGGTCTTGCTTGGTCCGGCCTTCCAACTTCCCTCCGAACTGGCTGGCGATGTCGTCGTGCTTGACGAGCCGCTGCCGACACGCGATGACCTGAGCGCGATCGTCACGAAGCAATACGAAAACGGCGAGGTCGCGCAACCGGATGACTCCACGCGGTCGGCGGCGCTCGATGCGCTGGTGGGCCTACCGTATTTCACGGCGGAACAGGTCGTCGCGATGTCGCTGACACCTACCGGGGTGGATGTCGATGCGCTGTGGGATCGCAAGCGAAAGGCGATCGAGAACACCGAAGGGCTGCGGGTGTGGCGAGCGCAGCCGGGCGACACGACGCTGGACGAGCTTCACGGCATCGATAACGTGATTGGCTTCCTGCGGCGCCTGATTGCCGCGAACGCCTTCGGGGCGATTGTCTTCATCGATGAGGGTGACAAGGCGTTCGCCGGGGGGATGTCAGACCACACCGGCGACTCGGGGGTGAGCAAAGATCAGGTGGGAACGGTCCTGTCCTACGTCGAGGATACGAAGTCACTCGGGGTGCTGCTGGCAGGCATGACGGGCGCCGGAAAAACACAGCTTGCGAAGGCGGTGGGGCAGGCGTCAGGCAAGCCACTCATCATGTTCGATATGGCAGGCATGAAGGGCGGGACGGTCGGTGAGAGCGAACGGGCGATTCGGGCGGCGCTGAAGGTCGTCACGGCTACCGCTGAGGGCCGGGTGCTTTTCATCATGACCGCGAACAAGACCACGCAGTTCTCGCCGGAGCTTAACCGGCGCTTCCCTGACCAATTCTTTTTCGACACGCTGAGTGAAGAGGGGCGCGAAGCCTGCTGGACCGTCTACGCGGGAAAGTGCAAGCTGACACCGCTTCAGGCGTCACGGCCCACGGGATTCGATGAGGGCTGGACGGGCGCTGAAATCAAACGGGCCTGCGAACGGGCGGCGCTTTTCAACCAGACAATCGAGGAGGCGGCACGATACATCGTCCCGGCGGCTGTCTCGGCGAAGGCCACGATAGACAACCTGCGGCGCGAAGCTGCCGGGCGCTTCCTCTCGGCGAGTGACCCGGGGCTGTATCAACCGGCGGTCGCGGACTCACCGGCGGAAGCCACGCGGAAGTTCAGGACGGAGGACTGATGGAAATCAAGTCACGGAGGGGGTTCGACGCGGCGGTATATCGGCAGACCGAACTTGAGGATAGCGTGGACGGCGATGTGGATGCGCTGTCGGCTGAAGAACAAGTGGAATTCGAGGCGATCGGGGATGCGATTATCGCGTGGGAAGACAAGTGCGAAGAACGCGGCGGCAAACTGAACCGCTACGGGGGCGACTGATGGCAAGCGCAACGGCGATTCGGCAGGGATGGGCAGATCACACCGAACTGACACCTTCGGACGGTGGGAAGTCGTGGATGGTGCAGAAGAACGTCAACGGGGCGTTCCGCTGCTCCTGCCCGGCCTACATCTTCAGCAAGGCACCGAAGGGGTGCAAGCATGTCGCCCGGGTGAAGTATCTGGAGGAGGAGAACAGGACACTTGAGCCCTACGTTGAGGAGGCATCGAGCATCCTCACGGAGATGCTTCAGCATGTCGGACTAAACCGTTCAGAGTTCGTCGGCCCGGAGTTGCGAAACCAGATGGGCGCGGTGCTTGCGCTTCGGCTTCAGGCGCTCAGCACGATCGCGGTCACGGTCGCTTCGCCGACGGCTGCCACACGCGGGGTGCGGAAGATTCGGTTCGATGACTGAATTCACGAGAACGGCCTGCTCGTGTCCGGCCTGCGTTGAATGCTGCCAGCGGCAGCCCGGGCCACTGGCGCCGGGCGACATGGAGAAAATCGCGGAGTGGGTAGGGCAGCCGGTAAACGAGGTCATGCAATACTTTTGGGCATCGCCCGGTGCGCTCGTGCAGGATGTCGAGACGGGACGGCGCCGGATGATTCCAACGATCACGCCGAAGATAGAGGCCCATGGCTGCACGTTCCTTGTCGATAACCGCTGCGTGATTCATCCTGTCGCGCCGTTCGGCTGTTCGAAGTTCGACACGCACCAGCGCCCGGCAGAGTATGTCCCACGGGCAGCCTTCCTGTATCGGAGCATCGAGGACAGCGACGTGTATGCACGGCAGCGGGGCATGCTGCCACCTGCTACGAGTTGGAAACCGAGAGGGCGGTAAAATAGTTGAAAATAGTTATTGACTTCCACGTAGATTGATATTATCATTCTGGACATGGACAAGGCAACGACTTTCGAAACGATGACGCTCACAGTAACCGCGCTGATGGTCATGGGCCTGGACGATATCGGTCGCGTTCCTGATGTCGCCCGGCGGCGCGATGGTAGTAAGGTCATTTGCACTGGCGAGCGGAGCGATCTGCTCTATATCGTGCAAGAACTGAACGATCGGGCCACTGAGGGTGACGGCGGATACGGTGAAACGGCAAGGGATAAAGCGGTCTGCCGACGGGCCGTTAAGGCGGCGGCGCGGCAGGGCTTCCACCTCTAATTTCAACGCGCTTGAAATAGTTCTTGACACCGGCGAAGTTTGATATTATCATTCTGGATATGGAGATGACGACGGCAACCGCGAAGCAGGAGGCGACCATGACAACGAAGAAAATCACGAAGGCGACACTGAAATCCTTTGTCAAGCGTAACCGCGAGAATCTGAGGATTCTGGTGTCGAGTCGATTCGATAGCATGACGGACGGGGTTCGCGCCACTGGCGATTCGACGTTCGAGGATGTCACGCCAACGTCATACGATGTCGAGGGAACGACACTCGGGATCGAAGGGCTCTGGCTGGTCGGCGGTTCGCGGAATTACTTCTCGGCCTTCGAGGGCGACACGCACACCGGCATCCGGGTTTCTAACTGCTGCGGCTCCGTCACGGTCGCGATTCGGAAGTCGGGCGGCGCGGAACTGGAAATTCAACCGGAGCATGTCGCGCCGGATGTCCCGGCGGGAGTTCAGCCGGAGCCCGACAGCCAAGTGTGCGCGAGGGTTGGAGGGTTAGAATTCACTCGGCGCGAGCTTTCCGACTTGTTCGACACCGTCGCGCCACAGACGAACTGGAAGCAGCGCATCGACACGACGGTGACACGGGATCTGTCGGATAGTCGGCTGGTTGGTCTTCGGGAAGCGATCATCTTCTACACGGGTTCGGTCCCCACTATTTCGCTGAGCTTCAGGGACGACGGGACGACGGCGTATCGGGTGCAAGCTGACGGCTACTATCAGGCGATCGGCGCCTGAAAATAACCCTTGACATCCACGCAGATTTTGGTAATATCAAATCATGAATAAGACGACGACAGAACAGCACGACGATTTCCGCGATGTCCCGCATGTCGCGAGTGTCATCCTTCATCAACTCGGCGGTCGGCGCTTCCGGAGGATGACCGGCGCGAAAACCTTCGTCGGGCAACAGAATGACGACGGGACCGGCTGGCTGCGCTTCCGGCTCCCGAAGCCACGGTGCATCATTCAGGTCACGCTTACGGCCATGGATACCTACATCGTGAGGAGGCTGGCGCTGAACGGACAGGAACGGAAGGTCTGCGAAGATGTCTACGCGGACAATCTCGAAGCGGTTTTCACCGGCATGACCGGACTTTACACGAGGCTTTAACCATGTCACACGTAGCAGCGGTATCACTCTACGTCACGGACCTCGATGCGCTCGAAGCGGTCGCGGACCGTCTCGGCTTCAAACTGATGCGCGGCCAGAAAACTTGGGCGTGGTATGGCCGGGCGGTCGGTGAGAGCGAAGCGGCGGCACAGGGCCACTCGGCGAAGGACTTCGGCAAGGGCGTTCACGCGCTTCGACTGAAGGATCACGGTCCCGGCGATTACGAGATCGGACTGGTGGCCCGGCTGGACGGCAAGCCGGGGTTCGAACTGCTCCACGACTCATGGGGTATGCACGGGCGGAAGCTGACGGCTGCCGCTGGTGCCGGGCTCGGGACGCTCAAACGCGAACTGGCGGCGGAGGTATCCACGCGGATCTTGCAGCGACAGGGCTATCGAGTCTCACGGATTATTCAGCCGGACGGCGGCATCAAACTTCGAGGTGCACGAGCATGAAGGAAATCACCGTCAACATTTCGGAAGCTGGCGATGTGGAGGTATCCACGAAGGGGTTCGCTGGCAAAGCCTGTCAGGACGCCACGAAGCAGCTAGAGGCGGCGCTAGGCGCCACGACAGCGGACACGCCGACTGCTGAGATGATGAAGCGCAACACGGCTCACCTGAGGGCAGGACAGTGACCCACGATGTCATCATCTCGCCCACCGGTGAGATCAGCTTCATTTATGCCGATGGGCTGGCGGCGCTGGTGGATGCGGGAGAAGGGACGATCACCCGGGCGAGCCACGTCGAACCGGCTTCGGCGTATGGGCTGTCTGGCACCGGATGGGTGGCCGATATGGCGCCAAGCGCGGGGCCGCTGCTAGGGCCGTTCGAGACACGCGGGGAAGCGCTCACCGCTGAGGTCGCATGGCTTCAAGAGAATCGGGGGCTCTGATGGCAACAGGTCAAAAACTGTCACCTTCCGCGTTGCGGGAGAGGCGATTGCGCCGGGAACGGTTTGCCACGCTCTCCGCAGACAACCGGAGGCTGGTCACGGAAAGCGATGGTTGGCGGGAGAAACACGCAGTCGCTGTTCGATCGCTCACGGAGGTCGCGAAGGAAGCGAGTGAGGGCCAGATGGAAATCTTACGGCTCCGGGCCTTGCTTGGCACAGCCGGGGATGCGATACGGATCGGGTTGCGGAAGGACTTCGCGGCGCTCGTATCGGATGGGCTGGCGGCGCGGACTGCGGAGCAGCACGGCGATTTCCCTTGGTGCGATGACTGCAAGAGTTACCATCACTCGGATAATCCAACCTGCGTCACTTGGCACCCGCTGAAAAAATAGTTCTTGACACCGGCTGTCAATTTGATACCATCAATAAATCGATGCGGCAATCACGCCGCGAGGGCTAATGAAGATGACGACGACAAACGCAGCGGAGCAGGGGAACCTTATCGCGACCAAAACGATTTGCCTGTGTTTGGAGCGCGGGAAGTTCGGGAACAGCAAAAAGGCGGGGCTGAGCGCGGTCACGGTGCGAGCGGACAAGACTCGGCTTCGGATGTCGAAGCAGTTGATTGATTCGCCGGAGCTGACGAATATTTCGAAACTGGACACGGAGGTATCGATCTACCTCTCGGCGCTGGCGTCACCGTCACTGATGAAGGGCGGTATCTACATGGTGCCGATCGCCGGGGTATCGGCGCTAGAGGCGGCGTTGAAGGGCTTCCAGACTCGGCGGCAAGCCTTGGTGGAAATCGCGGTGGAGAAATTCGACCAACGGGTGCAGGAAACGATCGAGCCACTCGGCGATGTCTACGACGCCAGCGACTACCCCACGGCTGAGGCGTTCAGGGACACCTTCAAGTTCTCTTGGCGCTATGTCACCTTTGACACGCCGCAGCGCTTGAAGGCGATTAGCTCGGAACTGTTCGAGTCGGAGCGGGAGAAACACGCCGCGCACTTGTCGTCGGTCGCTGACTCCTGCCGGGATGCGATGCGAACCGGGCTCGCGGATCTGGTCAAGCATCTGGTGGACAAGCTGACGCCGGGCGCGGACGGCAAAAAGAAGGTGTTCAGCAAGTCGGCGGTGGAAAGCATGAACGAGTTTCTTGCGTCCTTCGACATGCGGAACGTGACTGAGGACAGCGAACTGTCGGCGCTGGTCGTCAGGGCTCGGGCGGCAATCTCCGGGGTGGATGCGCCTATGCTTCGGACGAACGACGAAGTTCGGACGACGGTCTTGGATCAGTTCTCGGGGCTGGCGGATTCGCTCGAAGTCTTGACGGCGCAACGCGGCGATCGGAAAATCGAATTCGAGACGGAGGACTGACACGAATGGTCTGGCACTACGGCCACGGAGGGACCCGGGCCTGCGGAGAGGAGACGGGGTTCGAAACGACGAACCCGGTCAACGTCACTTGCGCTGCCTGCAAGCCACTGATGGTGCAGGAAACAGCGCTGGACATCCAGCGGAGGCTCCGGACGGATTTACTTCACTCGTATGGGACGGTTCGGGCGAGCGATCTGGCGGTGGCCTTGACATATGAGTTGGGGAACATCCTCGCGAAATCGTGCCCGACGCCTGAGCGAGCTCACGGAGCGGTCGATCGAATCGCTTGCACACTGAAAGAACAAATCGATACATTCGGAGTTGGAGGCTCCCATCCATGAAGACGAACGCAACGGCGCCGAAGCGCCCACCGAAACGCACTGGCGGTATGCCGGGCGTCGAAACCATCTTCCCTCGCAAGGTCCGGAAGTCGCTGAGCTTCACGGCCACGCCGAGAGTGCGGAAGCTGCTGGCAGCCGCGCAGAAGAAAAACAAGCTGAGTCGCAGTGACACGCTCGGGCTACTGGTCACGGCGTTTGCGGCTCAGATTCCGGCGGCGCTCAAGGCGCACGTCATTGAGGAGTAAAGCTGTGTCAAGTGAACTGGCGCGGGTAGGCGGCAGCGACCCTGTTGGCCTTGTCCGACCACCAGAGGAAACCTTGTCGTCGGCTGGAGCGGCGGCAACGGCGCTGATGGGCATCATCAGTAAGAAGCCGAAGAAACTCATGTTCAACGGAGAGCAGTATCTTGAGGTGGACGATTGGGAAACCATCGGCGCCTTCCACGGATGCACGGCTGATGTCGTGTGGTCGAGGGAAATCACGCTTGAGATTGCGGACAAGGACGGGAACGCGATTCGAGGGTGGGAAGCACGGGCGGTCTTACTCGACCGGACGGGCCGCGAATTGACCCACGCCGATGCCATGTGCCTGAGCGATGAAGCCAAGTGGAGCGAGCGCCCAAAGTATGCGTGGGTCTATGTCCTGAAGGACGGCACGACGAGCGAGGAGGACCCGGGCGCTGCGAATATCGAATGGGTGCCGAACCCGAACAAGCCGGATGGCGTCATGCCGAAAAAAGTGCGGCAGCTTGTCGGCTCGGAGGCTCCACCGGAGTTCCAAATGCGTTCCATGGCGCAGACACGGGCGGTCGCGAAGGCGCACAGCAACGTCTTCCGATGGGTGGCTCGGCTCGCTGGATGCGCCGGGACACCGGCGGATGAATTGCCGGACATCGAAACCGTGGACCGGGAGACGGGAGAGGTCACGACAAAGGCACCGGCGGCTGCTCGGCCTGCCGCTGCTCGGCCTGCGGCGCAACCAGCGAAGCAATGCCCTGAGGTTCGCGATGGTCAACAGTGCAGAAGGGTAGAGGGCCACACGAAGACGGAGCATGTTTTCGATAAGGTGGCAGACACAGCGGTGCCTCCACCAGCGGTGCCTCCACCAGCGGCTCCGGCTCATACGGTGGCGCAGCCTCCGGTCACGGTCAAGGACATCACGAGCCGAAGCGGAACGAAGGCCGGGAAGCCGTGGACAGTCTGGACGGTTGTCTTTTCAGACAAGGTGCAGACCGTCGGGCCTGATGCTCAGACAACAGACCGGGCCGGGACGTTCTCGGAAACGATCGCCGGGGCAGCCGACAATGCCCGGGCGGCTGGCGTGAACTGCTATCCGAAGATCACCTCGGAGAAGAACGGACGCGGGTATGTTGACCACAACATAACCGCGCTTCCGACGGATAGCTAATGCTCGGAGTGACCCGCACTCTAGTCGCAGCAGGCCGGATTGAAGGCCGGTTCTTCTCGGAGGAAGCGGCGGAGCGCGGGTCACGACTGCATGCCTACACGGATGACATCGACACGGGGCGCGAACTGCGAGGGATGCCGAACGACTGGTGGGGATACATCGAGGCGTATCAAACCTTCCTCGCTGTTGTCCGGCCCGTCTACGGCGAGCCGGACTGGTGGGCTACGATTCTGAACGTCACGCCGGGGTATGGGAGAATTGCGACGGACCCGGGCGCCACGAGTTGTATCGAGCGATTCGTTCAGTCGGAGGCGCTGAACCTGCGAGGGAGGATTGACAGGATTTGCAAGCGGATGTTCACGAGCCCGGCGATTCTGGACTTCAAGTTCGGCGCTGAGCAGGAGTGGCACGGCGAGCAACTCGCACTCTACAACCGCATCTGTCCGGTCGGCGCTCGATGGGCGGTGTATTTCAGGAAGGACGGAACCTACAGGGTCAAGCAGTATCGAGGTATGACGGACGATGCACGAGCGATGGCGGATCTGGCGAAGGTGCGGAAACAGGAGATGACGAACAATGGCTGAATCGGTTTCACTTGCAAAATTTGAATCTGACCCGGAGGACGGGCAGACGATCGAGGCGGCGAACACTCCGATCGTGTCGGCGGAGGACTACGAACGCGGATGGGCGATCGAACATGCGCTGGCAGCGCTCGAAGATCAGATCACGAAGCACTATCAAGGGACGAAGGACAGCCTGAACGCTCTGGTCGCGGCGTTCAGGGAGATGGCGAACGGGGATCTGGTCCCGATCAGGGAAGCGCGGAAGCTGCTCCGGGCGAATCTCGGGGCGTGGAAGGACGCAGCGGACGCAGCGGACGCACTGGAGACGGCGCGTGTGGAGGCGGAAGCGGCGGAGGTGCAGCGGCAGCTTCACGAGAGCACGGTGGCAGCGGTGGAAGCTATCGCTGCGGCTGAGCCGGACCCGATCGTGTCGGAGGCATTCAAGCAGGAGGCGGTGGCAATCGCAGCAGCACCGGCGGCGCGACGGGCCACGGCTGCTGTCACGAGCGCACCGAAGATCGCAGGCGGCGGGTTCCGGCTCGAATGGTCGGCGGAGATCGTCGATGTGAAAAGCCTGATCCGTGCATGGCTCAACGGTAAGTGTTTCCTCGATGAAGGCGGGTTGATTGAAGGGCTGCAACCTCAGATGAACGCGCAGGCCGACACGCTGAAGAACAATCTCCCGCAGGCATTCCCGGGGACGGCGGTGCATTCCAAGAACGTACCGGTCACGCGGCGCCGGGCTCGCAAGGCGGCTCCGAAGGCGGCAAAAGCGTGAGCCTCGCAGTCACGCGAGTCTGCGAGCGGCTGACGGGTGTCCAAGGCTCAGGCGACAACCTGAAGGCGAAGTGTCCGGCGCATGAGGACCGGGTGGCGAGTCTGTCGATCGGTGAGGGCAGCGGTGGCCGGGTGCTCCTGCATTGCCACGCTGGCTGCGCTCCGACTGACATCGTGGCCGCTGCCGGGCTGACCTTCACGGATCTGTTCCCACCGAATGACGGCGCGACTGCGGTGCCGGACAGGGGCGAGGAAGCCTACTCTTACACTGATGCTGAGGGAGTGCCGGTCTATCAAGTAGTGAGGATGGCCGGGAAGGACTTCCGGCAACGGCGCCCGGATGGTTCCGGCGGGTGGATTTGGAAGATGACCGGCGTGAAGCGTGTGCCTTTCCGGCTACCTGAGCTTCAGGGTGTCGAAACGGTCTTCGTCGTAGAGGGGGAGAAGGACTCGAACCGGCTCTGGTCGCACAGTATCCCTGCCACGACGAATTGCGGCGGCGCCGGGAAGTGGGGCGCGTCGGAGACAAAGGCGCTGAAGGCGGCAGGCTGCACACGAGTCGTCGTGCTGCCGGACAACGACCGCCCGGGGCTCAGCCATGCCGAGAACGTCGCACAGCGCTGCCGGGGCGCTGGCATGGCTGCAACGGTCATCCTCCTGCCCGGGCTCGACAGTCACGGAGATGTCTCGGACTGGCTGAGTGCCGGTAACTCGCCCGGGGATCTGCTGACGCTGGTCGGCGCGACACCCTACATCGTGCCTCCGGCTGGAGCGGTGGCGGCGCTGCCGGAGCTACCGGCACCGGCGGCAACCATCTTCGATGACCCGGCGAATGCCCATCGTGACCCGGCGACGGAAGCCGCGTTCGGGGAACGCTTCGCGGAGGAACATTCTCACATCTTCCGATTCGACATCCGGCGCAAGGCGTGGCTCAAGTATGAGGAGCCTCAGTGGAAGCTGGACCCGGGGAAGGTCGTTCGACGGGCGGCGCTCGACTACGTGCGAGCCCGGCAGGTTGAGGCGGTCACGCTGGTAGACATGGACAAGCGGCGGCGCCTGCTGAAGTTCGGCATCGCGTCCGAAACCAAGGCGGCGCTCGACCACATCGTATCGATCGCTGAGTGGCAGCCCGGGATGATGGACAGCGGCGAGGGATGGAACGCTGACCCATGGCTGCTCGGTGTCCCGAACGGTGTCGTCGATCTGAGAACTGGCAACCTCCGGGCCGGGCATGCCGACGACCGTATCACGATGGTGGCCGGGGTGCCGTATGACGCTGAGGCTCAGTGTCCGCGCTGGTGGCGCTTCCTGATGGAAGTGTTCGAGAATGACACGGAGCTTGTAGACTTCGCGTGGAAACTGGCAGGCTACATGCTGACGGGGCGCACGACGGAGCAGATCATCACCATCTGCTACGGCCCGGGCGGCAACGGGAAGTCGCGGTTCCTCAGCGTCTTGAAAGCGGCACTCGGCGACTACGGCGCCACGCTGCCCTTCTCCAGCTTGACCCATGTGCCGTCAGGAAATGAACCATCCAACGATCTCGCGGCGCTCGAAGGGAAGCGCTTGATCACGGCAAGCGAAATCAACGAAGGCGCTCGGCTGAACGAGGCTCGTCTGAAAAGCCTGACGGGTGAGGATGCGATCAGTGCTCGCTTCCTTTACGGGGAACACTTCACCTTCATGCCGGTCGGCAAGTTGATATTCAGCGTGAATCACAAGCCGGTCGTCAAGGATGACAGCCACGGGTTCTGGCGGCGCGTCCGGCTCTTGCCCTTCATGCACAAGTTTGAGGGCGCTGAACGCGATCTCGGGCTGGCGGAGAAGCTTACGGCTGAGATGCCCGGAATACTGGCGTGGGCGGTCCAAGGCTGCACGGCATGGCAGGAGGCAGGGGCTTTGCCTATCCCTGAGGCGATACGTGTCGCCACAAGCGAATACGAGGCCGACAGCGACCAATTAGCGGAGTTCATCCAGACTCGATGCGAGGTCCACGCCGATGAGACGACGCCGGGCGCGGCACTCTACAAGTCGTATCAGGAATGGTGCGATGCGAACAGGCTCGGGAAGTATGACCGGCTGACATCGAACGCTTTCGGGCGGCTGCTCGGCTCGAAATTCCGGAAAAAGCACACGGCGGGAGGCTCGGTTTACATAGGATTGGCTGTTAAGACGGGGATTCCGGGGCTCCGGGCATGAAAATTCTGTCACTTTCGTCTACTTTAGTGCGGGATATTCCCCAAACTGAGGACACTTTAGGGCTTTTCATGGCATGTCACGAAGGCCAGAAAAACGAAAGTGACAGAATTTTCCTAATGAATGACAGATTGAGGGCACTTAGAAAAACTCTGCTTTACAATTATTCTCTTATACAACTTCTTAAGAGAGAATATTCTGTCATACCGTCATTTATCGGTATGGCGCTTCAACGGTAATCGGATTCGGAGGTTACGACCATGGCGACGAGCAACAGGATCAGCGGAACGATGAAGGCCGTGAAGCACGAGATGGGCTTCGGCTTCATCACACACGACGCGACCGGGCAGGACTACTTCATGCACCGAACCGCGTTCATCCTTAACGAGGGGCAGGACGCGGCGACGGAGTGGGAGACGCTAGAGGTTGACGATCGGGTGGAATTCGAGCCCGTCGAAGGCCCGAAGGGGCTCCGGGCTATCGAAGTCGTTCGGATAGACGGGTGAGCGGCGGTCACGAGCCGATTCAACAGCCCGGGAAGTCGAAGCAGTCGTTTTCAACACCTGCGGACTTCATGGCTGCTGTGAAGACACGATTCCGTATCGAGCAGTTCGCTCACGACTTCGCGGCTGAGCGGTCGAATACGAAGGCCCGGCACTGGTTCGGGCGCGGCATCGATGCGCTGAGTTTTGAAGACTGGAGCGCCTACATTCCGGAACGAGAGTGGGGCTGGCTGAATCCGGAGTTCGGGCATATTCGGCCATGGGCTGAACGGTGCGTTGAAACCGGCTGGATGGACCGGAACATTATGCTGCTCACTCCGGCGGCTGTCGGATCGAACTGGTATCGGGAGGTGGTAGAGCCGCATGGGTATTGCCTGTTCCTGAACGGGCGGCTACACTTCGATCCAGCGCATCCCACATGGGGTTATCCGAAGGACTGCATGTTGTCGCTGTTCGGGCCGGGCTTTCACGGATATTCGAACGACACATGGGCATGGAGGTCATGATGCACCGATTCAGTGCGGAGCGATTGGCGGCGTATACGAAACTGCTGAGGAAGCGCGACCTGACGGACCCGTCTCCGGACGGGAAACCGGACATATTCGACAATTTCGCACTCCTGCGGGGTAAGGCGCCACGCTCGCGGCGAGGGCATCGGCAGACATGCGCCGGGAGCCCGGACCGGATGCGAACGACGTGGCTACGGGCGGCGCAGGGGTGGACACAGCTTCGCCTTGCCACTAGCGATGGTGTCCTGAACGGATGGAAGTCGGCGCGGACACACCGGAGCCGCAGGGACAGAGTTGTGATGCTTCGGCGTGGGTAGTATGGTAAGGTCGAACGGACGATGACGACGGGCCGATTGACACCAGCACCTTTGATTGTCGGCGGGTTCTCGCTTGAGGACCGGCAGGCGGTCCCGATAGGTGAGCCAACCCTCGAAGGATTCCTCGAAGCTGTCTCCGCATGCCGGTTCATGGTCGCGAATGCTGAGATGTGGCTTGGCGACCTCCTGAACTACGGTGAGGCAGCCTACGGTGAGAAATACTCGCAGGCAATCGACGCCACAGGGCTGTCCTATTCAACGCTGGCGAATGTCGCATCGGTCGCGAAGCGTGTGCCAATTTCCCGCAGGCGGGAAGATCTGACCTTCGGCCATCATGAAGCGGTGGCGAAACTGGAGCCGCAGCAGCAGGTGGATTGGCTGGAGCATGCGGCGGTTACCGGCACACGGCGCGATGACCTGAGAACACAGATCAAGTCGGCAGGGACGCAGGCGAGCAATCCGAGAGTCAAGCTGTGGCTCTTGGTCGAATGCAACGACATCGCCGATCAGGTTGCGCTGCGCGATCGGATGGTGTCAGAGGGGCGAATTGTCAAGCTAACAGCGGAGTAGGAGACGACGAATGACGTTCAAGATAGCGGTGGATGGTATACGCCGTCCCGGCTTCGGGAAAATACAAGTCACTGAAGGCGTGAAGCTGTTCAACGAAGGAGGCGCAAGTGACGGCCTTCTGGAAACCTGATTATACGAAGGAACGTGCGGCTCGGAAGCTGGCCGTGAAGGCTGAAGACCGGGCAAGCTCGGCGGTGGTGGGCTCAGGCAAGCGGAGCGGTGGACGCTGCGAGGTGCGCGAGCTTCAGGGCATGACATCGGTTCGATGCGGTCGCGGCGCGATAGAGGTGCACCACATGATCGGCGGTCGCGGCAAGCGTGGCCGGGGTGCATCGGCGACGGCTGAGTGCAAACAGCATGTGTGCACGGCTTGTCATCAGGACATCACGGGCGGCATAGGCGGTCGGCGCTTAATCCTCCTCGCTGCGCCGGGCGATGTTCCTAACTACTTAGATGTGTATATGAGGGCGGCAATGAGGAAGGCGGCACGGCGATACTGGCGCGATGTCACGCCGGAGCAGCTTCACGCTCGCCGCGCTGGCTTGCGCACGACACTATTGTCGAAGCCTCCGCGACCACGGTCTGGTAACGTCTATAGTCGGACAAAAAGTGGCAAGCGAGCCGACCTTGGTGGGCAGTTTTTTCGGTCAGCATGGGAGGCAAACTACGCTCGATATTTGAATTGGTTGATTGCGCGGGGGAAGCTTCGCGAGTGGTCCTTTGAGCCGCGCACCTTTGTGTTCCATGGCGTGACTCGGGGCGTCTTGACCTACACACCTGATTTCTTAGTCGTGGAGTCTGATGGGTCTAGCTGTTGGCATGAAGTCAAAGGGTGGATGGACGCGAAAAGCAAGGCGAAGTTGAAGCGCTTCGCGAAGTTTTACCCTGACGAGAGATTGATTGTCATTGGCGCCACGGAATACAAGGCGCTGTCGAAGTGGTCAGGGTTGATACCGGGGTGGGAATGACGGAAATCACGATCGAGGAGGTCTGAGTGGAAGCGATTACGGTATCGTGGTCATGCGCGAAATGTGAGAGGCAGGGCGGTATGAACCTACTCCCAACGTCCACCGAGTCAGAACCGGAGACGGGAGCGCGGCATCAGCGGTGGACTCGGGCTTACTGTGTCCCTGACTGCCTGTTCCGAATCCCTGCGGCGCCCGGCTGCACCTTCAAGCTTCACACTATCGACTGATGGCGAAGGAATGGCCCATTGAGAGGATGCACCGGGAGCATGGCCGGGACTCGGAGAACGCCTGCGGTGATTGTCGCTTCTGCGTCCAGCTTCAGAAGCCTCACTTTGCTCGGGGCCATGTCATGAAGTCTTACTGTTTCAAGGCTCCGGCGCGGCTGAATGCCCACGGCGAAACGATGCGACCGATTTGGCTGAAGCGCTGGACCGCTTGCGGGTTACATGAAACCGAATAGGCGGCAGTTCCTCGCGGCGCTCGCGGCTGTCCAGCTGGCGGCGGCGCTTCCGGCATCCATGCCAAACGTCGTATGGACAACCGTCGTGTCCGCCGATGGTGATGGCGGGTTCTTGGTCACGCAAGAGGTCGCGGAGTGGCTACTCGCGAACCCGGGTGACTCGGAGCGCGGCGAATTAACGAGGCTTGGGTTCTGATGCCTGAAGCGTTGAAGAAACCATGCGCGGTGCGAGGCGGCGGGTGTCCTGAACTGGTCGCTGACGGCTGCTGCCCGGCCCACACGCGACAACAGGAAGCCTACCGGGGCTCGGCTGCCTCCCGTGGCTACGATTCGCACTGGTCGAAGGTCTTTCGGCCTGCGTTCTTCCGGGCGTTGATTCGTCATGGCATCACGCCGGTGTGCGGCGAAGCGCTGCCGTGGGGACCACGAGCAGCTACCCTGAAGGCGAGCGCCTGTCACAAGGCCGGGTTGCTTCAGGCGCGGACGCTGCACCTTGACCACACGCCTCCGTTGGAAGACCACGAGCGGCAGAGCCGTTCAGCGGTGGAAGACATGGGGCGTATCGGGCTGCTGTGCCGGTCGTGCCATGCGCGGAAAACACAGGAGGAGAATCGATGAAGCACCGGGAAGGGTGTCCGAAACTGACGGTTATAGCCGACATGGAAGACTGCATCTGTCAGAGGATTGGGGCCGGTGAATTGGCCTTCCGGATCGTTGGCGGCGCGGCGCTGCTCGCCTTGTATTTCTACACGGCTCAGTTCATCCCATGGAAACAGTGACGCCTCAGCCGTCATGCGCGTTCGCTCCCTGCGCTGAAGTTACAAAGTGCGCCATGGTCGGAGGCTGCCCGAACAGGAAGGCGGCGAAAACGGAACGAGAACTCGCGGCATACGTGAAACCGGCTGACGGCTCGCCGGGGCCGCGCCTGCTGTCGGCGATGTTCCAGATTTAACGGAGGGACAATGGATCTCGAAGCGTTCTTTGAGCTTCAGTTGCGGCGGGTGCGGATGGGCTCGGCCACCTACTCCGTTAAGAGCGGTGACGCGCCGCATTGTGAGCCGCTGCGCCCACGGCAGGGCGCAAGATTCCGCTGTGCTTGCGGAAGGGTCCGGCCCGGCGACCGTGCGCGATGCAGGCATTGTGCAGGGCTGGGTAGGCAAATCTCACGAAGGGAAAATAGTTCTTGACATCCACGGCGGGTTGATATTATCATTCTGGATATGGACATCATGCATAACGGAGCGGCGGCAAAGGCGGCGATCGAGGATGCGGCTCACGATGAGTCGATGCGGCGAGTCGCGGCTTTCAACGAAGATGGCAGCGACGGATTCCTCGATGAGTGGATGGACGACACGCTGCACAATGCGAGCGTGGAAGCCGCTGCGGCTCCGGTCGCTGATGACCACGACGAAATGCTCGGCGAATTGCTCGGCGATGAGATCCTGTTTTAACAGCGCAGCGACGACGACGACGGAGGACACCATGCGATTGAGAAACACCACGGACATTCCGAACGAGACGATTCGCGAGGTCGTTCGATTCACTTGCCCGTCTGGCGTAAGCGGCTACGATGTAAAGGTTGCTCAGAACCACACTAGCAGGCTGAAGGGGAAGGCATACCCGCAAGGCAGCGGACTACACTCTACGGCTTCGCCGTTCATCAACCTATATATCGGCGCGGCTAGCGAGTTCCCCGCACCGCCGGTCGAAGTGCGACACCGGCCCGGATACCTGCCGATGCCGTATTTCGCCACGCAGCTTGAAGCGTTGGTCTATCTTGCCGCCCACGAGTTGCGGCACCTCTGGCAAGCGCGAGTAAAGAGAGGTCGGCGAGTATGGGGTGCGAAAGGACAATTCTCCGAACGAGACGCTGACGCCTACGCGCTAAAAACACTGAGGGCATGGCGCCGAAAATAAAAGTTCTCGAAACTGAAAATAGTTCTTGACTCTCACGCTCATTTTGTTAATATCAATTCATGAATAAGACGATGACGACGACGGCGGCGAACCCTGCTCCCCTCCTCGCGAAACTGGCTGAGCTTCGGGCTCGCCGCGAGGCCCACGAGAATTCCAAGTGCGATGTCTGCGGCTTGCATGCCGACATCCACCGACCGGGCTGCCCTGATGCGCCGATGTCACCGGAGGAGATCGCGTATCAGGAGAAGTCGTTCGTAGACTCCTGCGCTGACAACTCGGAAGACTATCCCGGCCAGCGCATCACCGGGCCTGCTGATGCTTAACCTGACCATCGAGACGGGGCGATTCGGCGCGAACGTCTGGTGCCATCTGGAGGAGGGAGATCCGTGCGCTCAGGCGGAAAGCTTCGTGATCGCAACCGGCGCTACGCAGGCGGAAGCGGTGAGCGCCGCGATTGAGTCACTGGCTGATGCCGGTGCGCGGCTGAGCATCCACCGACCGCAATTTGTCACGCCGCGCTTCCCTGTCCCATCGCTCGATGAGGCGCTTGAGCCGCAGCCGAGCCTGTTCGAGACGCACCCGCCCTTCAAAGGGGAGACGTATGACCCGGAGTTGGACGGCGAGCGGCTGACGGGACAGTTGGCAATCACGAAATCTCACATGCTGCTGTATTTCCCGGTGTGGCAGAGCCTTTCGGAGATTCGGGCAGCAACGGGATACCCGGAGGCGAGCATCAGCGCCCGGCTTCGCGATCTCACGCATGACCGGTTCGGAGGCTTCATCAAGCAGAAGCGGCGCCGGACACGCGGAACATGGGAATACCGGATCGTGCCGGTAGGAGGCAACGCGGATGCAGAGTGACAGGCAGGAACAGCGGCAGGCTCGGCAGGTTGAAGACGAGCGCTATCGGATTGCGGCAGCGAAGCTCACCGGGCATTCGTTCCGGCCTGAATGCGAGGTGCGCCGGACGGCGAGTAACGATGGAGCGTTCATCGGCATCGAGGTATGGGTGCAGAAGGCTCAACTCGACAAGCTCGCTCCACCGATGACCTTCGCTTGTATGTATTGCGGTGTGCTCGTGCTGGCGCATGGCGAGGAGCAGGCCCGGGCGGCAGGCGTGTGGATGCGCGAGCACGACGCAGCGTGTTCGTCAGTGGAAATCTTCACTAACTGCTTGGCGAGCCCCTGCGCGAAGAACCCGATACTGGCGCAGCTTCGAGCGGTTCAGATGACGGTGCACACCTGCTCAGTGAGAGGCGTGGGCTTCCCGTGCTTGCTCTGTCAGCGAACAGGATCGACACAGGCGTTTACAGCGGCGGTGGATGAGATCGTCGGCAGGGACGCATGACGCTGTTCCTGCTCGCGGCTTACACCGTCATCTTCCTGCTGTGTTGGAATTTCCGCAGGCGCCTGTTCCTGCTTCTGCTGACCGGAGTCGGGGTGTATTTCTGGCTCTGGTATGTCGCCGCGATCGAGGTGCATGAGGCGTTCGGGCTCTGGTGGCCGACGGTCTTGGCGTTCGTCGCCGTCGTGATATTCGCGCTCCAGTCATGCTACCGGGCGGCGGTGGACTGGCAGAAGGGGAAACGACCGTGACTTGGGCTGAGTTCAAGGCGTCTGTTGAGAAGGCCGGTGTTCAGGACTCCGATGACATAGCCTACATCGATGTGGGGATGTTCTCTGGAGGCGTTGAGGCACATCGGGACGGGCCTTGCTGGCGGCGGGTGTGCTGTATGCCGCGACTGTAGACGGGCTCGTGATCTGGAACGACAGGAGAAACGATGACGACTGAGACAGACGGCCCGGGATGGATAGGCCACTTCAAATGCTCCTACTGCCCGAAGACATGGAGTTACCGCAGCGCGTGGGGCTATCTGCGCCTGCTTCCTGCTGTCATCTGGCATGAGACGCTGTGTGGAGTCGGTCGTGATCCTGCCTTCGATGAGGACGTGAGCCACGACAACCCATGCGCTCAGCCTCTACGGCGCGGCGGTAAGGTCGCGCCTCCTGAGCCATGGCCCGGCCCACCTGAGCGGGTCACAGGAGTTGACCTCGCCTCCGGCTCTGATCGGACGGTGATCCATCGGCCACCCTTCCCACCGAACAGAGGCATCAAGGAAGGCAGACGGGAGTCTACTCCACCATCCGGGGGTATCCCCCTTCGCCGTGCGCCTGATCGCGTTCAGTCGAAAGGCTGCGGCATTTGCGCTCACTGGCGGCGCGATGCGGTCAGCGGCACACCCATCGGGGATTGCGGCATCCGGTCATGGTGGAGAACCGCAGCGGAAGACACCTGCCCTGATTGGACACAAGTGGGCCAGCACCGGGAAGCCGGAGAGGCGGCGGCGCAGCCAGCGGCAGGCCCGGGCCAGTGTCGTGACTGTCGCTCATGGGCCGAGCCTGCCGGACAGGACGTTGAGCCATGGCGCAGGGAAGGGACGTGTTGCAACCTTGGTAGCCAGCGGCAGACCACGAAGGCGCTGGACTCCTGCCTTGAATGGCAAGCGGCGCGGCATGTCGAGACACCATGAAGGGCAGGCCGGTATCGGTATCCCTATGGGTATAGAGGTATCCCTACCTCCGGCGCTTCCCACCGGAAACAGAAAACCGAGGACCGCCCGGCGCTACCGGAACGTCTGGAGGGAGCAGGACCGGCGACTGGCTACCGGCTGCTGGGTATATACCCTGTGGATTTGGGCGGAGTGAGGCGCCGAAAGAC